GTTCTTCAGCATTAGGAGTGATGTGTACTAAAGTAGCGGTGTGGGCGGTAGACATACAGTAGTAAAACGGAAATAACCGTATTTTGTTTAATTGGGAGGAAAAATAAAACCTTATTCGGTTTACTGTAGAGGAAAAGGGGAAGATTTGTGGTCTTCCCCAATTACAAGGAGTCGGGTCCACCCTTCCCTTCTCCCTGTATAAGTAACGGACCGCTCAAATCCAAGTATTGACGCCGGATTTGGAGATTCCTCTTGCTTGCCTTCTTTGGTCTAATGAAAACCCAAGTACAAGGTGGTTTGTAGCAGTTTGAGGATCGTCTAAAAACGACTCTAGCATGTCGTTCCAGTCGTCTCTTTTACGTTGTTTTACTACCTCTTGAGCGGAGATACCCATAGCATCTGTGAAGTATTTAACTCCTTGTGCTAATGCGTCAAGTCGGTCATCGTGTCGGACTGCTCCTTTCTCCCGACACATACGACTCATTTGGTAGAATAGCATGTAAAGTAAACGCTTTTCTGGGGCATCATCTTTGTTGGAGTTGTAATCCCATTCGATGACACCTTTATCAACAATAAGGCGATGCTGATTAAGAATAGGCTCAAGGGAATCAATAATACGTTCTTCTTTACGAACGTTGGCACGTACTTCTTCAACGTCTATACCTTGTTGTGTCTGTTGAATGTGTTTTTTAAAGAGTTCAGCTACAAGACCATCACCAAAGTTAGTTTCTACAACTAGCTTAGTGACGTTATATTTCTTGCAACCTTTAAGAATGTCAAGCAAAGTAGTGTCGGAGTAACCATCTCGGTAAGCCCGTACTTCATGCAGGTAAAGGTATCCGTTACGTTGAGAGATGTAAGCAGCAGCTGTTTCGTCTGTACCTCTACCAGATGGGTCTATTGAACAAATGGTTTCTTGATACGGTTCCCACTCACCTTGGAGTTGCATCGGGGAGTAGAAGTAATCACCAGGTAAGCCAACCGTAGGCAGATCCTTGAGAACATTACGAGGGTCACTGCACCACACAACAGAATCCGGCGCTTTGGTTGGGTTAACAGCGGTAACGATAAGGTCAGCCATTTTAAGCGGGAACTTTTCTGCATCACTAAGACTCGTGTCTAGCATGAACTGCAACATAAAGTTGCTACGACCCATAGCTGCTTCCCGTTCAAGCAGATCATCACTGCTAAACCGGTCAGGGTCTGTTACTGACCAAGGTTCAGCTCCCATATCAATATCTTCTTGAAGTTGGGGAGCTATAAGACCTTCGTAATTAGCAAGTTTACGGGGTACTCTAGCAGGCCAAACAAAGGGTCGGTAGTTACGTTCTGCTAGTTTACGGTAGATGGTAAAGGTTGTCTGGGGTGTACCAAGGTACATAATACGACTATCAGACTTAGGAGTAAGAATAGACTCAGCCTCTGTACAGAGTTGAAGCAGTTTCTCCCTCATCATCTCAGTCATACTATTACCAGGCACCTCAACGTCATCAAGAATCATCAAGTCAGCACGTGAACCGGTAAGCTGACCGGTAATACCCACGGATTTAACCGACGGAGCCTGGGATGGTGAGCAGTTAACATCGAAGCTAATCCGGCTCCACCGAGCATCATCCGACTTCGGTCTAAGATGTGACAACCACGGTGTTTCAATAATAAGTTTCTGTAGGAAGATACTCATGTTGTCGGCACGTTCTTTAGATGCCGAGATAATCATAATCTTCTTTTCAGGATTATTAAATAGAGTCCAGAGCACAAATGCACCAGTAATCCAACTTTTACCTACACCACGGAACGCTTGGATCTGTAGTCGTTTAGGTCCGTGTTGCAGATAGTCGGCAATAGCATATTGAGCTCGGGTTGGTTCTGGTAGATCTAACTGTGACCAAAGTGCTTGAAGAAACAGTTTAAAATCTTTCTGTAAAGACTCCAACACGGAGCCCCCTCCAGAATCGTTTGTACGGCGTTTTGTTATCATTCGGCTGTCTCCATACCTAAAGCGTTCCAAAACCCTTCAGGAAGTCGTGGAACGTCCTCTCCGTGAACGTACAGAACTTGCCACACCCCATCATCACGTAAACAGCACTTAGAACCAAAAGAATAAGACCCATCTGATTTAACATAAGGGCTTCTAAATGACTTAACATCAACCAAAATAGAAATGCTTGATTCTTTATTTACAAGCACTAAATCAATTGGTCCTGAAGCGGCAACATTTCGGAATACTTCTAGTCCTTGAGATAAAAAATAGGCGCAAACTAGCATTTCACCAGCTGCGCCTGTATGAGCAGTAGAGTTCATAAAGGTGGATTAAAACAGGTTATAAAAACTTCTAGCGATCTTTCATGGGCACATAGCCCTTGCCTTGTTTCATTTGTTGAGCTTTAGGTTTACGAAGTTCATCAATAGCTACGTTAGCAACGTCAGCTGGTGTTGAAACAAGCTCACCAAATCCAGGTATAAGATCAGCAACAGTAGAAGCTCCCGACAAAGTAGTTTGAAGAAGATTCATAGCTCCCTCTGCAAGTTTACCGGCTTTAAAAGACTCGACTGTTTCTTTGCCGCGTATAGCAGTTTCAGCTGCCGATACACCGGTACCCAAAAAGGATGCACTGGCAATACCAGCCATAGCCAGTTGGGTTTTAGTTGGCATACCTTTGAATTTGCTGATCAAAGCATCTTTAGCTTCCAAAGACTGCGCTCTACTGAGTTGACCGCGTTGAGCTGGAGTCAAATTAAGATCATTAAGCAGACTAGAAGGTTTTAAAGAGTCAGGATCGTCAACAACTTCCTTAAGTTCAGCCATACTAGAAAAGGGTCTGCCTTGTTCACTTGGAAATTGAAAGGTATTAGCCGTGTCAGCTGACACAACACGGAATCCACCAGTCTGTTCATCTTGTAAGATTACAAACTGTTCTTTTAAACCTTTATCTTTTAAAAACTTTTCAGCTTCAGTTTTATCAATGCCTTTTGTAACTGGTTGCAAAGAACGATTTGTAGGATCTCCAGAAGCATCTGGATTATCTACAACATCAGTTACATCTAATGCAACATCATGTTCAATGTAAGTTGCCAGTTCTTTATCAGTTAGTGAGAATAACGACGCTTCATCAAGTACTTTGCGGAATTGCTTATCTTGAGAGCGACGTTCAGCTCCAGCTAAATCAGTAGAATAAGTTTCGGCTGTAGATCTACCTTTATTACTTTTAGCTTTACTAACGTTAATAGCTTGACGGTTTTTTTTACCGGGTTCACCGCTTCTAAAGATCATGCGAAACTCAGATGGACTTACCCCTTCAGGGTATCCCCAATCTTTTACCATGTCTGTAGCAGTGTACACACCTTTTTTATACTCTTTTTTGGCTTTAGCCCGCCATTCATCCCAAGATAGTTGTTCTGCCATTACTTAATGTGCGATAAAATCAGTTGTTCTCTACTTGGATTGTAGCCAAACGTAGACCGCATCCAAGATAGCCAGTTGCTTGTCCCCTTTTCTTGATTACATTTCCTGCAGGATGGAACCAAGTTTCTTGTAATCGTTTGTCCCCCAACATAGCGAGGCACAACGTGATCCAAAGTAAGTTCATGTAGTTCATAAGTTTCTCCACAATAGACACATTGACAATTGAAGTGCTCTTTAATGGCTCTACGCCACATCCGTTTAGCTTCAGGACTTGTCATGGTTATGAGGTTATAGATGTAATGATCAGGGGTAGGCAACAGCGGTGTCATGACTAAGCGTATTTCTTACCAGTTCTAGGTCTACGGCGGTTAGACGAAGGTGTTTCCAACTTACCCCGGTTAGGACCGGTGTGAGAAGCATCTTTTCCGTCACCATTACCATAAGTACCAAGCTTTCGGTTAAGTTCATTAGCTTCAGTACGGATTTTAAGACCAGCATTTGTCTTATTGTACTTAGCTTGTTGCTTTAGTCTACGTTTGTTAGCTTCAGGATTAGCGTCGTAATAGCGTTGAGTCTTAGACTTTGCCATACAACCTCCGTTGCACCATTTCAGGGTCTACCTTAGGCATCACAGACGCCAGTTTATCCAGTGGGTTACCGTCGTAAGCAACACCACTAATGTCATTCTTGGCTAGCCAGTCACACGCAGCCTTAAGGTCT